CCGCTGAACAAGATGAGGGGCAGGTCTTTCTTTTTCTTCTTGTCGCCCTCTCGTATGGCTTGTATGGTTTCTGCTTGCTTGCCCGTCTTGATGCGATGGAAGGCAAGGTCGAGATCAATGTGACGTGGGTTTTCAGTCTCGTAGTGGTTCGGGTATATGGTGATCATAGGTGTTACAGCATTTTTTTGTCTTTCACGATGTTCTTGAAGGTCTTTCTTTTCATCACACTCAACTGATGTTTGATTTCTTTCCGCTTCAGAATAAGCTTGTCAATCTTGTCATTGATCCTATCGATAGAGTCTTGCAGGTATATCAGTTCCTCCTCGTAACGACGCTTGCCTGAAAGCTTCATCCTTCCCAACTCCGGCCTGACGGTGTTTGGGGCGTAGTGCATCAAGGCGTCGGCTTGGTCTTCCACCAATTCATTAGCGGCTCTGTACGACACCCGGTAAAACGGGCTGTTGATGAAGTACATCTCATGGTTTCTTTTGCCATGTATCACTGTTGTTCTGTCGATGCCCCAAACCCATGCGGCCTCTGTGTCGGAGCAGAACCTGCACAGAGCATTGACGAGGGCGTACCGCATCTCCACCTCGGGCCGCTTGCGTGACCCTGTATTTTCCATGCCGACAATCCGCAGATACTCTTCTCGAATAGAGCATAGGAGTTCGTTTCGGTCTTTTTGTTCTTGATTCATTGCATTTAATTGTGTACCCCCGATAGGATTCGAACCTATGACCCACAGCTTAGAAGGCTGTTGCTCTATCCAACTGAGCTACGAGGGCAAAAACGAGGGGGAAGGGCATACCCTACCCTGTCCCCCCCTTGCAACGGACTACCTAATCCCGTCACTCAAAACGGCAGATCGTCATCTACCGTAGGTGCGGCTTGTTGCGGAACCACCTTTTCATCCGCCGCTGACGCTTTTTTGTCAGCCACCGCCACCTTGCCGTCAGTCCAAACCACCTTGGCGTTGCCTGTGTAGTTTCTCTTTTCTTTCGCCTCTCTCTGCTCCTTGGTCTGCGAATCCCAAATACCAACGTTGTTGCCAAATTGGTCTGTCTCGTCCTCTACACTCATGGTGAAGTTGTAGAAAAGTTCGCCCTTCTTAGACCTGTCGAGTTTGTCCTTTGGAAGTTTGCTCACATTGATGGAGCCGTTAATTAAAATACCCATGTTAAAAGTTTTAGGGGTTTGAAAAATGTTTCTTTGTCGCCTCGTAAGCATCACGGAATGCTTTCGACTGCATCCGGTAGTCCGAGTCGAGCCATGCGGCAAAGACGCTTGCTCGTGGTAGCCCTGTCTCAATAGCGGCATCTCGGTATGTCCCGTGGTCATCTTGGATAATCCATCTCACAGCGATGGCCTCTGCGTCGGAACGACCGACGCCTGTGATTTTCTGAATTGTATTGATCATGATATTAAATTTCTCCTGTTTGATAATCGCACTCTGTCTTCTTGCCCCCATCAAGATAGGTCTTGATGCGGTCAACGGCAGTCCAAAACTTCTGCTCTCCAAACTTTAGGGTGTCCTCCGATGCGTAGTACAACCCAACAGCGTAGGGGTAGCTTTTGTCTTGGACAACCCAACGGAAGTCAGTGGTGCCAAGAACCTTGCTGTACATGAAGGCTTGGATGTCGTAACCGAAGTCACGCACAGCCCACTTGAACTTTGAGATGTTGGCTGTCGTCTTGCTGTCGGTGATGTATCCATCGCCCAACACATCCAAGAAGCCACGGACAGGCACGTCATCAATAAAATCGTTGAACTCGTACTGCATATTGCCTTGCAAAGCAATTTTATCTACGCCCGTTAGCTTCAGCCTGTCAATCATCTCTTGAGCCTTGGCCACGTCCTCCGGCATCACCACAGCACGCCCATCGCTTTCAAGCGAGGCAAGCCATTCGCTGTATGCTTTGGTGCGCTTGGGAGCCTTGCCACCAATCTCCTTGCATATCTCTGTGTCATCGACGACTACGAACTGAGTTTCAAAGAACTCAGGAGTAAGGAGCATACAATCGTAGAGTTTGCCGAAAGCCAAAGCGGGGCTGTCGAACACCAACTCATCACGCATCTTCATCTCGAACTTCTTCATGTCCTCGAGAGCATACTTGATGGAGGAGTACGAAAGGTATCCCTTGCCGTATTCCTTCGATAGCTTCAATGCGAAATCCATCACGGCATGGCTTCAGCAAGACGTGCCACGTCTTCCAACTTCTTGACCTGATCAGAAGTAAGGTTGGTTCTGTGCTTGGCCAAGACAGCTTTCACAGCGGCAGATTTGTTCTTACTCTGCTCAACGTGCGTCCAACACTTGTCGTACAGAGAGTCATCGCTCTTGGGCTTTGTTGCCGCAGGTGCGCTTCGACCATGCGTGTTGGTGCTGTCGCTATCCTTCGTATCGTCGATGCAGAACAGACCATTGAGGGCATACTTGCGTGCATAGCTTGACGAGGCTCCTGTGACCTGACTGCCATCCATGCCTTTCTTGCTTTCTTCCTCACGGGCAAATGCCGTGGTCTTGAGTTCCGTTTCACCATCGGTCAATCGAGCCGTGGCTTTGACATAGATGCGTCCTGACACCTCCACAATCTCGTCACTCAAGGTGAGGATAAGACCATGTTCTGTGGTCAAGGGCTTGACCGCTTCGAGGATGTCTTCGGCTGACCTGTACTTGTACTTGCCGAAGTTGTTTGTTTGGCCCTTGGGGGCCTTGAGCGCACCTTGAATGTGGCTCACTTTCTCAACTAATTTCATGTAATTAAATTTTAGTGGGGGATAAATATACGTCTTTTTCAACCTTCACCCAAAAACTCCTGCATGGTATTGTCCATGTTTTGGGCGGTGCCGAGGCTCTCCATGCTGACGATGATGTCGCTTGGTCTGCCGCTGTTCTTTCTCCACCATGCAATGGTTTCTGCGATGGTGTCAAAGATCGGTGTGCCATCATAGATGGTGTTGTCTATTTCATTTACGATTGTGTACATATCCAAGTTTGTTAAGGGTTTCACAGATGTCTTCCAGGGCGCTCTTGAGTCGTGACACCTCACGTTCGAGGGCGGCCTCACGCCCTGTCTGCTCGACGATGTGGGCATTGAGTTCGTCGTTGCGCTCTTCCAATTCCACGTTCTCGTCGGTCATCAGGGCCATGTTGGTCTTGGCCTCGTCGTACTTCTCCTTGAGGTGATTGATGGTGTTGGCATCGGCAAAAGCGGCGGCCTTCATCTCATCAATACGCTCCGCAAGAACGGCGCATTCAGACTTGAGTTCACCAACCTTATTCCGGAGTTGCTTGTTCTCCTCTCTTTCTTCTCGTTTCATGCTGATTCGTATTTATCGATGAGTTTTTCCAAATCAAATTCGCTGATGTCGTACAGGTTCATCTCTCGTGCTTTCTTGCACGGCTCGATGTATGTGCCTCCTCCCATGCCGTCATTCCAAACCTTGATGCCGTCAATGTTTGTTTTGCATTCATAGCCAAGGCCCCTTCGGGTTTCGAAGTATCGGACATGGGTAATTTGTAGGTGGTTGTGTGGGTTGTTCATTGGGCATTATTTACGTGGGTATAACGTCATAGAGGCTCTTTTCTTTTTCACTCCGTACTTGAACGTGGGCCAAAACGTGACCAACAGGCCGATGTTTTCCATGATGGCATCTTCAAGCCATGCTTTGGACTCCAGATCCAAAGCATCCTCTCCGTGCAGGTTGCTATAGTTGTTCCATGCAACAGCGAGTTCGTCGATGGACAATTCGAGGAAGGGGTTCTTTGTCATGTCCATGAATCTAATGGGTCTTCATCTTCTGTTGATGTTCTCCCTGCCCATGCAACGATGAAGTTGGTCAGGTCATCAGCAAAATTTGACCTTTCGTTTGCATCATCGACAGCCACATCAAAATGTGTCCGAGGAAGGTGGGCAAAGATTCTCTCTACGATGTCCGAATCAAAGATGAAATCTGACAGAGATTCACAGGCATCTTCGTATGTCTTTTTGTTTTTACTCATGGCTTTTGGGGGTTCAATTATTTTCCTTGTGGTTCACTGCACACAACCGAAGTTCATGGTTTTCTCCATTAGCATCTCGGCCAATCCATACTGCATCAAACGTGAAATCATATAGGTCTTCAGACAACATGGTGTCGTGTACTTCGATGACTACCAAATCATCGTCATTGTATTCTCGCAATGCGTCAATCAATTCTGCTTTAGTCATGGCTTCTTGGGCTTTTTGGGTTTGGGTATGCGGACAATGTTGATGACTTGCCTGTCCATAGCTTTGTTGTGTAGGTCTGCAAGTTCTTTGATAAGGTTAAACTGCTCGTTGTTCTTGTTCATTGATAATGTTGTAGTAAAGGTTTGAAAGGTCTGTGTACAGGTCGTACAACTCTTCGTTTGCGTCAAAGCTGTCGTCGTCCTGACGTGCCATGTAGTCCTTCATGATTTCCATGAAGGACTCTGCGGCTTTTGTGCAGTAGTCTGATTGCGCCTCCAACATCCTCGTTGTCGAATCAATGGCATCAAAAATTTCTTTGTTCATTGCTCTGAGTTTTTGTATTCCATGATGAGTTGGTCGATGGTCTTTCCATCGTTCAAGGTTTCGGGACGGCGATTCATCCATGCTACCATGCTTCGGAGGAACTCCGCTGATGCGTTGACGGGAGTTTCCTCGTATTGGAAATCGTCCTCGTCCTCCCATGTGGTGTAGTAGTAGTAGTCGTCCTCGTAAGCCTCCTCAAGCGAGTCATATTCGGTGTCGTTGGTGATGTGTTCGCTCATGTGCTTCTCGCTCTTGATGTACATGGCTCCATCGCCAATGCAGAATCCTTCGTTCATGCCTTGTCCGGTGACATCACATTGTCTTGCGTACTTTTTCATTGTGTTTGGGTATTTGTGTAGTGGTTAATCATGTCGATGTTCGCTTGGTCAGGGTTGGCTTCGTACCACTCTACCATGTGATGCACGAGGGACTCGATGATGTCCGCAGTGTCCATTTCATTCACTTGGTCGTAGCAGAATTGCCTGATGTCTTGCCGTTCTTTGTTATCAATCTTTCTCATGCTCGATGGTGTGTTTGGTGTATTGTTTCGGAAGGCAATCTTCGTAGAAGTCGTAGCCGTATTCAACTTCTACTTCTCCGTCCTTGCCAATCAGGTCATATACGGCTCCTTCGTGCCCAAAGACAATCTGAAAAGTAGTGCCGTCAGGCAGGGCAAAATGTCGTGTTACAGGTGGTGTCATAGGTCAATTATTTTGGATGTAGTGCTCGTCGTACTTGAAGCCATGCTTCGTGCGCTCGATGTGGTTGATGAAGTTGTCCATGTGCAACTTGTCATTGAAGGTCTTGGTGACAGACCATCCTCGGTGCCTGTCGGGGGTATGGAAAACGATGGTGGCTTTCATGACATTTAGATTTCGGTGCCGTCTGAATAGATAACGTGAAACATCATGCAACTATTGTACGGCATCCATGTGTTCATGTCGAGGAATCGACCACGGCATCCGGTGTAGCCGAATCGCTCACGCACAGCCATCCAAAGTTTGCGCTCTGATGTGCCGCAGGGAACTTCCAAGATGCGTCTGTCAACGATGCTTCCATTGGCCACCCAAGACATTCCGTCGTGGATGGCATCGGTCATGGTGACCAAGTATTTCATGTTCTTATTCATGTGTTCTAGGGTTGGGGGGACAGGGGTTTCAGATCCCTTCAGTTCTGTTCGTGTTCGTCCAAGGCCACGCCGTCAAGGTCAAAGAACCTTCCGTATGGGCCATCGCTCCATGAATCGGAGAGGACAACGTGCTCACCATCTCCAACTTGCGCATGAGCAACGACAGAGAGGCCGACATACTCCATGTGCTCAATGGCTTGCGACAACGGCGCACCGATGGCATAGTCGTAGGACAGGACGATGGTGTGACGCATCTTGCCCCACGCTTCGCTTGCGTCTTTGTGGCTCTTGGTCATGACATCAACAATCTTGATTCGGGCACCACGATGGTTCGTGGGCGACAGGAACTTCACCTTGAAGGCTCGGAGATTTTGTACTTCAGACATCGGTATCGGGTTTGGGGTTGTAGTGGTAGATTGAGGAGAAATGCTCACGGATGGCTCTTCCGTATGGCGTGAGAAATCCATAGCTGTGGGTGCCATGCAGTGGCTTGTTCTCACACATGAAGCAGAGCACGTCGTAGGGGTCAAGTTCAAACGTTCCACCTGTCTCGTGAGACGCTTCGAGAAGCATCTCCGGGTCATGAATGCAAACTTCTTGGAGGACTAAATCAAAGTAGTCGTGGATGTGTTGGATAGTCATTGTGACAGCGGATTGACGTAAGACAAGGAGACGCAACTCACATGGTGAGAAGATTGGATGTCGTCGTTGTAGGTGGCAAGGGCGGCATCAGCACGTTCCTCGGTTTGGTAGAATTGGACGTCACCTAACACGTTGCACAGGGGCACGCCGTAGTCGTCCATGATTGCGTATAAATGCATGGGTATGGTGTTGTGAGGACGGACGGCATTGCCCGTCCTCGGGTTAGTGTCCTTGGGGTTATCGGCCCTGCTTGCGCAGGATGTCCTCGAGATGGCACTCCTCCGTTTCGAGGCGGCGCACCTGTTCACGAATCTCTTTGAGACGTTCTTTGGTGTCGTCAATCAACTTCGCTTTGGCGGCCTCCATAGCCTCCCATGCAACTTGCGTGGGTGACTTCAGGGTGTTCTTGGAATGGATATTGGGCATGGGGTTAGGTATTGTGGGGGGACAGGGTGTCCATCCCCCCTGGTTGGCGATGTGTTCAGTTTCGGGTTGGGGCGTACAAATCCTCAACGTAGGTAGCGTGCTCTCGCATGACGCATTCCATCATGGTGCCGTCAGGCCCCTGCTCACGGATGCGTTCCCGAATCAGTGGCTTGCATTGGTCGATGGTTTGCAACGCAGTGGCGACACGAATGGCTTGGGCAATGTCGTCCTGCGGCACGTCCTGTCCTGCGATGCGTTGAGCATTGTACATGGTGGCCGCCAGGGTAGCGTCATTGGCCTGCTTGAGTTGTTCGACGAATGTCATGGTGGTATGGGTATTGGGTGCTTTCGCACAGGTTTAACTACATCACTAAAGTACGAAAGAAGTTGACAAAGTCAAGTTTTGTCCACTAAATATTTTGCCAACAAAAGCCAACGGAATTTGGGGTGCGTGCATCCCGCTTGGGTGGGGATGGAGGGACGGACGTGGTCGGGGGTGGGATTGTCCGAACGATGTGTGGAGGATGGCCGACGACCGAGCGAGTTCTGTCTGTCGCCGAGAGGATGACGGCAAGCGGAGGCCCGGCCAAGGCCAGCGGCAAAACGGCAAAAGTTGCAGCGACTTGTGGCGGCACACAGGCCCCCTGGGTTTGCAGATGCGTTCCGGGTGCGTGGCGTCAGCGCCTGTATGTATGTATAATCCCCACCCCAAACATGTCTGGCGGTATTTTCACAGCCGACAGGCCGTAAAACACGCTGTATCCGATCAACAGAGGCTACCTTGCTGCCTTGGAAAACTCGACAAGAGTTTTTCCTCAGGCCGCTTGACTTTCTAAATTTTCCTTGGTAACTTCGCTAACGTAGTGATCGTGTTGTTCGCTTATGTGGACTTGTGGTCCACAGCTCAAACATCGTGTGCTCTATCGTTTAGACGACATGAAGGACACATATCAGGCTCGATCACATGAAATGTGGTGTCACGGGTTAGCTATGTCTTAAATTAAATACAATGTATCATCAATCAACTGAGGGTCTTATGGAGATCCTATCCGACAATGGGTCTCTTCTAGCAAATGGGTTTGAGAAAGCCTTAGTGGGTGTCACCTGTGGGGCCAACCCAGTAGCCATCTATGACGCCATGAGTTGTATAGAGATCCTTATCGACGAGGGCATGACCGAGATGGATGCCATCGAGCACTTCGAGTTCAATGTAGTGGGATCGCACATGGGAGACAAGACTCCTCTGTTCGTTGCTTTTACGGATGGATAAGATATAGTTAGTATATTTACGCTGTGGGTAAACGCACGCAGCCATACAGACTTGGATTTCCTGCAAAGTATGTAGACAAATCCCAGGGCAAGTCGGATACGAAGAGTACGACTGCCGAGGCTGTGGCTTTGCTGAAAAGAGGGCAGGAGGCGGCTAAGAAAGGAGAGAAACTCCCCGATAGCTATTTCAAAGCGAGGGTAGCTAAGAAGGGTGCCAAGGTTTCTCGCAAGGCACTAAATGCTTCAGTCAAGAAAACATTGCAGGCCAAGGCCAAGAAGTCTGGCATCTCTTACGGCACATTGTCCAAGGTGTACCGCAGAGGTCAAGGCGCTTGGTTGTCAGGAGGTAGCCGCCGGGGTGCTTCTATGGCAGCTTGGGCTATGGGCCGAGTAAATAGTTATATTAGAGGCTCCAGAAAACACGATACTGATTTACGATGAAATACGGTGATAAAAAGATGGGTGATGGTGGCAAAGCCAAGCAGCGCCTGATGCAATACATGGCTTCAGGAGGTATGACGCCTATGGACCCCAAGATGGCCAAGCACGGCATGAAAGTCACCGACGGTGGCGTCATGGTGAAGATCATGCCAATGGAAGACGGCGGTGCTGTCAAGAAGATGAAACACGGCGGCAAGCACCCTAAAGAGATCAAGGGCGCTAAGGCTACGCAAGTAACGCAACGTGCTGGCTACGACATCAAAAAGGAAGGCCCTATCACCTCTTTTATCTACGATGAGGAGGGTATGCCCGGACGCTCTCAAACTAGAGCTGGTAAGCAAGGCGCTGTTCCTCGTGTGACTGCGAAGACAATCATTGCAGATACCGACACAACGGGAAGCAAGGCTGGACAAACCAGCTACACCACAATCAGAGCAGGTATTGGTGGTGGCGGACAAGGAGTCAGCACAACAATTACTCCTGACAATGTAATGGTCAGAGAGCGCAGAGGTCAATCGGCAAGGAGGGGTGAGCAAACCATGACAGCTCGTCAAGTGAGTGACAAGCGTGCGGCAAGGATGAGATCTCGTATGAATAAGCAGATTCAGGATATTGTTGCGTCAGCCAAAAGACAAGGCACGTTTAGGAAGGAAACAAAAGTCCCTTATCAGCGTGGTCAGGAATACGAGAGGATTTTACCTCCACAGACAGCCCGCCCGGAAAACATCGCAAAGGCTAAGCGCAAGGGCAACAAGGGACTCAAGGCTTTGGCGGCCAAGAACCCGAAGCTCAAGTACGTCGGTAAGGACGGCATGAAGATGCCTGGCGGTGGTCACGTATTTAAGAAGGCTGAAGAGGGAACCAAGGTTACGGAAGGAAACCGTCAAGCTGATGCAAAAAAGGCAATCAAGTTGAGAAAGGCCAACATCGACAGACTCAAAAGAGAAAAGGCGGGCATCCAAGCTGGAGGATCATCCACTGGAGCGAAGGCCTTGGCTGGCGATGCCAAGTTCAAGGATCTCGTCGGCCTGTCGAGCATCAGCTCAAGTGCAGTGAGCAAGCTCCATGCGGGATACGATGCACTGATTGCTGCGGAGCAAAAGCAGTTGGCTAATGCTATGAAAGCTGCGGAGCGTCCACCGATGTATAAAAAAGGCGACCTTGAAAAAACTATGGCTAGAGCAGCCAAGCAATAAAAAAAGGGGCTTCGGCCCCTTTCTTTTTACAACTGTATCAAGACAATTGGCGGCGCCTTCTTGCCTGAGCTGTATCCATACTCACAGTGATCCTCTGTGATTTCAAAAAATTGTTTGTGGGTAGTCACCTCTCCGTCAAGATCAAGTCCTACGGCGCAGAACTTTCCTGTGGTAGTGAAGTTTGCACCAAACTCTGATCCAACATTTACATAGTCGTAGAGGGTGTATCCATCTGACACCTTCCGAAACACAATGTATGATCCCTTTTTTTGATCACTTGTGATGTCCTGTACAAACAGACACGGGATCTCTGAGACGGATGAGTCGGTAACGCCACGGTAAAACTCAAAGTCCTCAATGTCAATGTATTCGTCTTGACCGAGGGCGAAGCTGCTCAAAAGCAGCAGGGGGATGATAAGTAAATTTTTCATGGTGGTGTATATTTGTGTTACTCATATAACGGCATGAGATTCTGATTATTCTCCCTGCCAGATACAACAACTGTTAAAGACATGAAGTACGGCAAAAAGATGAAGCAGGGGGGGAATGTGAAAAGCGGAAACTTTTCTGTTCTCAACAAGACCAAGTCTATCGATCCTCCTAAGGGCTTCCACTGGATGGAGGAGGGAGGCAGGTACTACCTGATGGAGGGCGACTATGCCCCGCACCCAGGCGCTGTAGCTAAGGCCAAGTTCAAGATGGCCGATCACCCTAAGAAAAAATAATCTCCTCTTCGCCCTCGAGCTTGCGGTAGAAGCGTTGGACCATGAGTCGAGCTTTCTGCGAAAGGGCATAGCGGTTTTTGTATGTTGTCCTTTCGTGCATCTGCGCCTCGTGGAAGTGCATCTCTGAGATCTTGCTTTTGTCGAACACCTTGGTGATCCACCCTTTCTTTTGCAGGGGGTACAGCACGGAGTTGGCGAACTTGGCTTTGTGGTGATACAAAGCTTCGGCGATGTGATCTATGGTGAAGAACTCGTAGTCGTACATGAACAGCAAGACATTGATCTGATTCATGGTGAGCCCTGACCTCTCGTTGATGTCCCTCACAGCATGCTTGTAATACTTCAGGTAGTTCTTGTTGACGTACCTGTCGTTGAGGTAAGAAAACTCTCTGTTTTTTCTGCCCTTATGGTGTCTGGCCATTATATTATATTTGTGATGTAAAATTAGGGATATGGGAACACTCTCAGGAAATACAATCAAGACAACGTATCAGGGCCTTTTGAAGACTTCCGACTCCGCCGCTTTGACCTCCAGCTTGAAGGTCATTGAAGACGGAGAGGGCAACGATTCAGCTTTGTCACTGTCCACCGCAGCCGTCAAGGTCGAGAGCCTTCAGATCAACACCCCTGTATTTTCTGGTTCCAGTGATGTCCTTGTGTGGGACAGCTCAGCTAAGAGCGTGGGCTTCAGAACCCTCCCCGCCTTTAATCCTGTCAGCGCCAGCGTCACAGGCAGTAGTAACCCAGTCCTTGCCATCCCCGATACTGGAGGATCAACCTCTACTGTGACCTTCAACAGCGGAACTAACATCCAGGTCAGCAACAGCAGCGGCACGATCACCTTTGACAACAGCACGCAGACCGTCAACAACATCACTACTGGCGTGACGCTTACGGCTGCTGACTCTGGCAAGACACACTTCATCGATGCCAACACCCTTTCTGGTGGCACGATCGTTCTGCCTACAGCGGCAGCGGGCTTGTATTTCAAGTTTGTGATTGTCGATGCCAGCTCTACAGCTTTCAAGATCACCACAAACAATGCTGCTGGCAGTGGCACAGTACAGAGATTCATCGGTAAGGTGGTGGTCAACTCCACCACCGACGACCAGGTGGCTGTGCAGAAGGTCACCAACACTGGCAATACGTTTGACAACGACACCTTGAGCATCGACGGTGATGCCGCCACCTCCGGTGGCAATGAGGGCGATGTCATCCATTTGCACTGCGCCACCATTTCATCCGTCGCCACATGGGTGGTTGACGCAAGACTTACAACTACAAACGCAAACCCATCAAGCATTGCTGTGATTGGGGCCTCCTAATGGATCCGAATGACGAAAGACTAAGGTATGTACACCACTTGATCAGCGAATTGCATGGTGCTATCAAGGACGAGTTCCTACCTAATGATTTCGCTTTCATCTTTTGTTTTGTGATTGAACGTGAGGACCACATCATTGATGAGGAGGTCACGGCAGGGTACTCATGGTCGGTCAAAGACGATGAGGCATTTCAGGAATTAGTTAGTATACTTGACAGCGCATATCAAGCCAGCCGCAAAAACAGAGGCGACTGGTTAGATGATATCTGCCTAAATTAAATCAAGTGGCCAACATCATTAGAAAGATCGTCGTGGGGCCAAACCCTAAAGACGCTATGGCATACTTCATTGGTATGCGTGCGGGTGATTCACGAATCAGTATGATCGTAGAGGACGAGAGGTCTATGTACAAATACAACGTGCGTAGATACGAGGTGTATGTAGAGGATGAGGATTCAACCATGCTTTGGAAGACGATCGAGAATCAGCCCGTCCTGATAGAATACGATTGCAAATTTTAATTTTATGAAAGCCCTACATCACTTCATTGTAAGAGTTCCCAAACGATTTGAAGACACCATCGAGGTCGGTGGTCAGGAGTTGTATCTAGACACCAAGTGGAACGAGTTTGAAAACAGGATTGCTTACGGAGAAATCGTCTCTGTGCCTTTGAGGTACCACGGCGACGCCAAGAAGGGAGACACTTTGATCTTCCACCATCATGTCACAACAAACAGTGCTCTGAAAATCTCAGACGATCTAGGTGACGATTTGTACATGTGCATGTACAACGAGGAACATGGTCAGCTCAGCCAAGCCATTGCATACCGAAGCAAGGATACAGAGGATCTTCACATGCTTGCTGACTGGCTTTTTGTCTTGCCTGTAGACCAGACTAAAGAAGAGGAAAAGACTGAGGCAGGGGTCATTATCCCCGACCTCAATCCTGAGGTCAGAGATATCGCTGAGGTGTATACGCCACACCCAGAGCTGGAGGAGCAAGATGTAAATCCTGGTGACATTGTAGGATTTGAAAAGAGTGCTGACTACAAGATTAAGTTAGACAATGACGACATTGTCTATCGCATGCGTGTACAAGACATCAGCTATGTCGAAGTTCACGACGATTGAGGCTGCCAAGCGATTGATGAAGTCTATGGAAACGGCAATCAATAATATGATTGATGAAATCAAAAAGCCCGTGGACCCAGACATCAATGGTAGCGCAAGGAAGGCTGAGCTGCAAGCGATCAAGCAGACAGCCACGGACTGCAAAGAGCTTCTGGTAGAGCGCCAGCGGCTTGAACAAATGATCAAAGACCTTACGAACAATGGAGCGATCGCAGAAGACAAAGACTACTCAGGAGGTTTCGCTGAGAGATACTCAAAGTGATTGGAAAGAGATTGTATGGGAAAGAAATAAAGTAGAGCACAAGTTTTGGGAGGAGTCTTGGAATAAGAAGTCAGGGGACTGATGCCTTTCAAGGATCCCGAAAAAAGAAAACAATATCAAAGAGAATATCATAGAAGGTACTATCAAGACCATAGTACCAAGTACAAGGAGAAGGCTAAGAAGTGGAACAAGTCACAAAGGAGATGGGCAAGAGATTACGTGCAGAGGGTCAAGAGGATGAACAAGTGCATCGATTGTGGTCAATCCAATCCACTGGTACTTGAGTTTGATCATGTAAAAGAGAAGTCATACAACATCTCCGATATGGTGAATGGCTCGTACTCCATCGCTTCGATCAAAGAAGAGATAAGAAAATGTGAGATACGGTGTGCTAACTGTCACAGGATCAAGACAATAGAAAGAAGAAACAATTCAATAAAATGAAAAAGCTGCCTGTCAAAGTAGAAAAGAAACGCATTCGCAGAAAGGGCGTGCATTCTAAGAACAACCACTCTAAGAACAAGAAGTCCAAAAACTACGTGAAGGCTTATGCTGGTCAGGGTAGATAAGTATGATGAGCAGGCTGTCAGCATTTGTCCCAACGGCACGCAGGGTGAGATTGTTGAACTCGGTGGGTTGGTCATTGTACTTCCCGCTGTCCCGCCCCCAGAGGAAGTTGAAGGACATGACCGTCCAAACGACATGCAGTTGTGGGAGAGGCGGGCTATGCCAGAGGAGCTGTCTAGGATTCGTTCTATGGATGAGTGGGGGGAGATGCCAAGGGAGTTCAGAGAAAAGTTTCGTCCGTATATCGAAGAGGAGTTTCGCCGTAGGCGTGAGGGCTTTTGGTTTTTCAACGATGGCGTCCCTACATATATTACGGGTCGGCACTACATGATGTTGCAATGGACGAAGATGGACATAGGCTATCCTTCGTACCTTTCTTTCCAACGTGAAATCTTTCTCCACATGGCTGCGTGCGAAGCGGACCCACGCTGCATGGGTCAGCTCTACACTAAGTGTCGCCGTTCTGGATACACTAATATCTGCTCTTCAGTCTTGGTCGATGAGGCTACGCAGATTAAGGATAAGCTTCTCGGCATCCAGTCGAAAACAGGTAAAGACGCCCAAGAAAACATCTTCATGAAAAAGGTGGTGCAGATGTTCCGGCACTACCCTTTCTTTTTCAAGCCCATCCAAGACGGAACGACCAACCCTCGTGTAGAGCTGGCCTTCCGTGAGCCATCGAAGAGGATCACCAAAAACAACAAGACGGCCTTCAAGGGTGATGCGTTGAACACGGTCATCAACTGGAAGAACACCACGAACAACGCTTACGATGGTGAGAAGCTGCACATCTTGTATCTGGACGAGGCAGGCAAGTGGGAGAAGCCCACAGACATCAGGGAGGCGTGGCGTATCCAGAGGACGTGTTTGATTGTAGGTAGAAAAATCATTGGGACCGCCCTGGTCGGTTCGACCGTCAACCCCTTGGACAAGGGCGGCAAGCAATACAAAAAGCTGTGGGAAGACAGTGACCCTCAAGCCCGCAACGCCAACGGAAGGACGGTGAGTGGATTGTACCGCATCTTTGTGCCTGCCGACGAAGCTCTAGAAGGTTTTTTTGACAAGCACGGCAACGCTGTCAAAGACGATCCAGCCACAGCAGTTGACGGACTGGATGGTGAGCCCATTGCTTTTGGTTCCAGGACGTTTTTGAAAAACGAAAGGTCGGCTATGAAGTCTGATACGAGAGAGCTCAATGAGTTCATCAGGCAGTTCCCATTTTCTCCTGAGGAGGCTTTCCGTGACTCCATCGAAGGCAGCCTCTTCGACATCTCAAAGATCTACGACCAGATAGAGCACAATGACATGCTGTATCCCAACCCTATCGTGGAGGGTAATTTTGTCTGGAAAGACGGCAGGCGTGATACAGAGGTTGTGTTTCGCCCGACTAAAAATGGAAGATGGAGGGTGGCGTGGATGCCTCCTTCGGGCATGAGAAACAAGAGGGAGGAGTACCGGGGTAAGATGATAGCCCCACACAGCTCTCTAGGCTGTGGGGGCGTAGACAGCTACGACCTCGATGCCACTGTCGATGGTAGGGGGTCTAAGGGTGCCTGCCACCTGTACAATAAGTTCAGCATGCAGCACCCTTCGAACATCTTTGTTGCTGAATATATCAGCAGGCCACCAATGGCCAAGATCTTCTACGAGGATATTTTGATGGCTTCGTTTTTCTATGGCTACCCGCTGTTGATTGAGAACAACAAGTATGGGATCGTGAGGTATTTTGAGGAACGTGGGTATGACGGCTATGTGCTGGATAGGCCCGATCACCTGAAGTCTACGTCGAGCTCGGTGAACGTCAAGACAAAGGGGATTCCGTCTAACTCTCAAGACGTGTTGCAGGCTCACGCCCAAGCCATCGAAGATTACATCCATCAGCATGTGGGATATAATGAGGAGGGCGATATGGGGAAGATGTACTTCAATAGGACGCTTGAAGATTGGATACAGTTTAAGATTACCAATCGAACCAAGTACGACTTGTCAATCAGTTCAGGTCTTGCTTTGCTTGCAGCTCAAAAAGAAAAGCCCAAAGCAAAGAGGGCAGACTTTAGTGAAAAAAAATTCTTCCGTAGATACAAGTACAACGCTGGCGGACCCTCTACCCTTCGCAAGTGAAAATTGTTATATTTGCAAATAGCACAATAATGTTGTAATGAACTATAGCGACAACAAAGGCGTATACGGCAACTTCCCCGATCCATTTGCGGAGCCAAAAGTCAAGGAAAGTAAGTCGTATGGGCAAGCCTTTGCAAACGCTATCATGGGGCAGTGGGGTACCTACCAGGATTCGTCATCGCTTTTGAACAGACGTTTCTACGAGTTTGAAAAGAATCGGGACTACGCCAACGGTACACAGGACACCTCTATTTACAAGCAGATCCTCAACAGCCTCGACCCCAACAATGGTGATGGCACACTGTTGAATATCGATTGGTCACCCGTCCCTATCATCCCCAAGTTCGTCAAGGTCGTCGTCAACAGGATTCTTTCTCGCAAGCCGTATCCCTCTGTAGAGGCCATCGACCCTGTATCTCGTCAGGAGAAGGAGACCAAGAGGCAGGAGATCGAAATCACGATTGAAAACAAGCAAGCGTTTCAAGAGGCGAGGGCTTTGGGTCTAAACACCAAGATCGATCCAGACACAGTCCCGGATACGACTGAGGAGGCTGAAATCTTTTTGGATCAGAACATCAAGACCAACGCCGAGATCGCTGCGCAGATGGCCACGTCATTGACGCTGGATTGGAACAGCTTCGACCAAAACACATACCGCCGATGTGTGCAGGATCTGGTAGAGGTGGGTATGGGTGTTACCAAAAGAAAGAACGACCCGAACTACGGCATCACGACGGAGTACGTCGATCCTGCTATGTTCTTGCACAGCTACACCGAAGACCCCCACATGAATGATATCGTGTATGCGGGCCACATCAAGCGCATGTCGATCATGGACTTGAAGCGCATGGCGGGTGATGAGTTTACAGAAAAGGAATACGAGGAGTTGGCCAGGAAGGTCATGCACAAGAGCTACAACGACAAGGGCAAGTTCATGACGGGTGGTGGCTACGACCGTGCAGGTCGCAAGCAGACCTATGGCTATGACGATTACTTGATTGAGGTCTTGGACTTTGAGTTCAAGAGCGTCGATACCGTGTACTATGAAAGCAAGGAGTCACGCTTCGGCAATGTCGGATTCTACTACAAGGGCATGGCTTTCAAGCCTGTCTCCGAATCGGTGTACGACCGCAAGCCATACAAGATGGATGTGGAGACCCTGTATGGAGGTTGTTACATCATTGACAGCAAAAAGATTTTCAACTACGGACGGATGAAGAACATTCCCAAGAATGTTCACGACATCTCCCGTGCCGAGCTTTCGTACAGTATCGCCTGCACAAACATCCGCCGCATGATTCCGAAATCATTGGTGGGTGGCATCACGGGCTTTGCCGATCAGTTGCAGCTTACGCACTGCAAGATCCAGCAGGCTGTGGCCAAGGCCAAGCCTGACGGATTGATCATCGACATCGAAGGACTGGAGAATGTGCAGCTTGGCCGTGGTGGTGACTTGAGCCCTCTGGAGTTGCAAGACATCTACGAGCAGACGGGTATCATGTACTACCGTTCGAAGAATCCTGAGGGCGGCTTCCAGAACCCACCGATCCGATCTATCGAAAACCAGATCAGAAACATCAATTCGTTCATCACGCTGTACAATCATTACCTGAGAATGATTCGTGATGCCACGGGTGTCAATGAGGTGATGGATGCATCGACCCCCAAGGGCGATGCTTTGGTAGGTGTTCAGCAACAAGCTTTGGCTGCGGGCAACAACGCTTTGTACGACATCACGAATGCGTCGCTTGTATTGTACAGACGTGTTTGTCAGGATATTGTCAGGTGCTTGCAGATCATCCCAGAGAAGTCTGTCTTGTACCGCACCTACGAAAAGGCTATTGGCAAGTACAACATGGAGGTGTTGAGTTCATTCAAGGACTTGCCCATGTATAACTTTGGTATCCAGGTCATCAAGTCTATGTCTGACGAGGATCGCATCTTCCTGGAGCAAAACATCCAATCGTCTTTGGCTCAGAAAGAAATCGACTTGGAGGACGCTATGGCCGTGAGGCAGCTCAAGGACATCGACCAAGCGGAGAGGCTGTTGGTGGTGCGCCGCAAGAGACGTATTGCTCAGCAGCAGCAGCTTGCTCAGCAGAACATGCAAGCTCAGGCTCAAGCTAACGCCCAAGCTTCGCAGGCCGCTTCACAAGCGAAGATGCAGGAGATGCAGATGGAGGCTCAAATCGATGCGCAGAAGATGCAGCTCAAGGCTCAGGTCGATGTGCAGGTGGCGGCGGCGATGCACCAGATGAGGAAAGAGATTGAGCAGATCAAAGCCCAAGCTGTCCTCGGCGCCCGTGCCAGCGATCAGGAGTTTAGAGAAAAGATTGAGACCATGAAGGAGTCGGGCAAAGACGAAAGGATTGCACGTCAGGCCGCTGAGCAGTCCAAGCTTATCTCTCAAAGAAAAGGTGAGATCCCTCGCTTACCAGAAGTCCAAGAAAAGGACGAGGGCTTGGAGAAATTTTTAGAAGACCTGATTTGATATGAGTAAGGTAAGCCTCGATGTAGCTCAACGGTTGGACATCACGTGTCGTAAGGGTGATACATTTTCTTTGATCGTCAATGTATCAGATTCGACTGGTTCTCCCGTCAACCTCAGTACATACTCTTTCAAGATGCAGCTAAGGGAGACTGATGTAAGCACCTTGCCAACCATTGATGACAGCGGCATAACAATAACAGGGACATCAGGAGGGGTAATCACGGTCACCATTTTAGCCAGTGTGATGGCAAGCATCAATAGCGGGTTGTATGTGTACGATTTGCAAACTATCAAGGCTGGTGTCACCCAGACATGGCTTACAGGTGTCATCACAGTCAATGAGGATGTTACGGTATGAGCGACTTGACACTTTCTGTATCGAGCAGCACCAATGTGTTGACGAGTGCTGTTGGGGCTGATGAAATCAACCTGACTCTCAGTGAGTCTACCAATGTAGTCACGAAGGTCGTCAGCACTGAAAACACCCTGTCTATAGATCTTACTGGCTCTGTTACTCCATCTACAATCGGTGCGCTTACCGACGTCAGCACCACGGGCATTACAGACGGTCAAATTTTAGGTTTTAGCAGCAGCACAGGTCAGTTTAGCGCAGTAGACAATTCCGTCGGGGCGTTGAAATTAGTTGACGATGACCCTGATTTTAAAGTTCGGCTCACCAATACACCTGGCAGCACAAGTGATGTAGTTTTCAAAGCAGGCACAGGAATATCTCTGGGAGTTGTTGGTAGTGATCTTACTATCACAAATACGGCAAGTACAGGGCGCAGCGACGCATCCATTCAGTCTGTTGTGGGCGCCATGTTCACTTCAAATACGGATACTCGAATTACCTCTACATACGATAGCGGTAGTCAAAAGATCAACCTTGTAGTTAATGATATGACGGCTGATACTCAGCTAACTACGGAACAGGTTCAAGATATCGTAGGCGCTATGTTCAGTGGAAACACTGAGACTAGAATCTCTGCGACTTATGAGGATTCGGACGGCACGATTGATCTCGTGGTAGACGATATGACAGCCGACACACAGCTTTCAACGGAACAGGTGCAGGATATCGTGGGGGCTATGTTTACAGGCAACACTGAGACCAGGATCTCGGCGACATACGAAGACGGTGATGGAACGATTGATCTTGTTGTTGACGCTATCCCGGTTGACCTCACGTCTGATGGCGCTGGTACAATTCATGCAAACAATGTGCCTACGCTCAATCAGAGCACTACGGGCAACGCAGCTACAGCTACGGCCTTGGCTACAGCTAGAGCAATCAATGGCGTTGACTTTGACGGCACGGCTGCAATCACTGTCACTGCGGCAGGCTCTACTTTGTCTGATACTGTACCTGTAAGTAAAGGTGGTACAGGGGCTACAACTTTGACGGGAAACGCCCTACTTACTGGGAATGGTACTGCGGCAATAACTGCTGAAAGCAATCTAGCATTTGATGGCAACACCCTGACAATTACAGGTCAGAGACGAATAGTTTCGCCAACAGGAAGTGGACAATTTTATGGAGACACGGTGGTGTTTGGAAGTGGACCCAATGGACTTGACGGAGATATAGAGCAGGGTAAGCTGTACTATTTAGACTCGTCGCAGCAGTGGGAAGAGACTAATGCAAATGCAGCAGCCTCAGCTACAGGCATGATCGCTTTGGCCATCGTTGATGATAACGCAAGATTTCTTGTAAAGGGATTTGCGAGACATTCATCCTTTGCAGGATTTACAACTGGTGATGTATTGTATGTATCAGGCACTGCGGCGGGGATTACAAAAACTGCACCCACTGGAAGCACAGACATTGTTAGAATTGTTGGATACTGCACGGACGGAGGTAACAGAGAGATTTACTTTGATCCATCAAAAGACTGGGTTGAGTTGTCATGAGCATAAGCAAGCTTTCTGGAGTTACCTACAGCTCTATCAATAAGATTTCTGGTGTAGCAAAGTCTGGTGTAGCAAAGGTGAAAGGGATAGTCCCCTCTTACTTTTTAGATAACCACGCTGGATCAGTCTGCGCTTACGCATTGAGGCAACTCTCCTCTACTGCCACCTATGCAATTACTGTAGAGAACTCATCAGGAGCAACAGCAGACATTGGATTTACTGCGGCTGGAGGGTTGGACACTTCCGCTCTTGCTACGCACTGTGGAAGCAACTATGGTCGAGTCTCAAAATGGTGGGACCAGAGTGGAAATTCAAACCACATGGAGCAGTCAACTGCGACGGCAAGGCCTTACATCGTTGATGCATCTGGGAACTTGATTACAACAACAGACAGTTCCATACCAGCTCTTGACTTTTATTTCAGCTCTGCGTCGCGGTGGCTGGAAGATACTTTTGTAAGTAATAACAGTGACAGGTTAATGGTGTCTCTTATGGCTGAGTTTAGATCAGTTACTGCTGGTCAGTATATCTTTAGTCAGTGGACTTCCAGTCAGTCTACACAGGTTTTTCAGATAAATGTTCTTGGTGCTGCGAGTGATTTAAGACTTGCCGCAAGATTCGGCACAAGCTCCAAACATCTGGGCAGAGTTCAAACCAATGCTCAGGTAGCTGTCAATACAGAGTATCTTGTGGTTGGGTCTTTGGACCACGCTTCAGGAGATCTGGACGTCAATGGTGATACTGCTGATACAGATACAGGCTTTCCTGGCAGCTCTGGAGCTGGCCTCATCAACAATGGGAACATTCTTTTAGCCATAGGTCGAAGACCTGACAATGGAACCGCACAGTACACTGGATTTCTTTCAGAAGTTATAATGTGGTCTGATACATCACTCCCCACACAGAATGATGTTATGACGGATATGAACACACACTATTCTGTTTTCTAATGGCAAAGACTGCAACAGACACGGGCAATACAATCACTGAGGGATATGTGATTAAAATGGTCGGTATTGAAGAGTATTTTGAAACTCAGTCAGGCGCGTTGGCGTGGGCCAAGGCAGGTAACATTCCTTCTGTAGATTTCTACACTGATGACAGCATATCAGATGCAGACAAGCTGGATGATTTGATGTACGGAAACCTCATGGAGTACTCTTCTGACATTTAATATATTTGTATTGTGAGCAAAGAGGGTATGAGAAACAGGATCAAGCGCATGCTGAAAAAGCATGGGCTAGCTGGTGTCAACAAGCCAAAACGTACACCTAGCCATCCCAAAAAGTCACACATCGTTCTCGCTAAAGAAGGAGACAGGGTAAAGCTTATCCGCTACGGCCAACAAGGTGCCAAGACAGCAGGAAAGCCTAAGAAGGGGGAGAGCGATCGCATGAAAAAGAAAAGAGCTAGCTTTAAGGCTAGACACAGAAAAAACATAGCCAAGGGCAAGATGAGCGCAGCTTTCTGGGCCAATAAAACCAAGTGGTAATGAAGACCATCAAGGCAAAAAAGGGGGCTAAGTTCTCCATCACCAACAAGACAATGTCGATAGACCCTCCGAAAGGCTTTCACTGGATGGAAGAGGGTGGCAGGTACTATTTGATGAAAGGCGACTACGTCCCTCATCCTGGCGCTGTGAAGAAAGCGAAGTTTAAAATGGCTGACCATCCAAAGAAAAAGTAATGGCCAAGTCTCCAGCACAACAAGCCGCTATTGCTATCGCCATGAAGAAAGCAGGCAAGAGGCCTAAGTCTGCGAAGAAAGGGATGAAGTTCAACCCTAAATACACTCGTGGCAGTGCTGACGTAGCTAAGAGGAAAAGACTCATGCAGCAAATTGCTGACATTTACAAAAAGCATAGAGGCACAAAAGCTAAAAGAAAAAAGAAAGGATTCCCACCTGCCGTTGCAGCTCGATTAAAGAAGCTTATGGCGCAAAGAGATAAGATATGAAAGTGATGAAGAAAGGCGGCATGGCTGGTTTGGATGCTGCACAAAAACAAGTCTATCGCAGAGGCCTTGCTGCTTATATGAGCTCTGGCAACAGGCCAAAGGTTTCTCAGCACGCATGGGCTATGGCAAGAGTGAAGTCGGCCTTTGGGAAACGAGAAGCAGCAAAGATTAGAGCGGGGAAAGGGAAGAAGAAGAAAAAATAAATAATACCTATATTTGCGGAATAACAACTAATACAAATGGCTACAACAACTGCAACTCTTACATTGTCCAGCTCAGATCTCACGGGAGATGCTTTGGCTTTGTCTACAACTGCCACCTTGACCAAGGCTGGCACGTTGACTGGCTTGGACCAGACCACTGGTGTTGGTCGCAAGACTTATACTTCTACTAGTATCGCAACCTTGGTTGACAAGGCTGATTATGCTGATGACAAAGCTCACAAAGTTTACATCAGAAACACGAGCACTGTCGCTACAGAGAACATTGCTATTACTGTTGAAGCTCAGCTTCTTGGTAGACTGTATGCTGGAGACTGGGCGTTGCTCCCATTCAATGGAGATCAAGACATTAAGGTGACTCCTAGTGTTGCGACAGCATTGACTGTTGAGTACCTGGTTATTTTTGAATAATAATGGCTAGCGTAAGAGCAACATTGAGCCTTTCGAGCGCTGGTGTTCTCAGCAGCCCTCTGAATATTTCTGTCAACTCAAACCTTGTCGTTGACTCTGG